GCTCTGGCCGAGGCGCTGGCGCTAGAGGTGGAGGACGAAGACAAGAGCCCCGGCAAGCGAGGCGCACCCGCCCCCGAGCCGGACTGGGGGCCGCTGCTCAACCCCACGCAACAGACGATGTTTAACGATCCATCCGATGTGGTGGCGGCATACGGGCCGAAATATACCGGTAAAACCATTGGGCTTTCCCATAAGGTTATCCGCCACCTCTACGAGAATTGGGATGCGCTTTACCTTATCCTTGGGTCATCCTATGCGGCGCTGGCGGAGGGCGTCTGCTACGACATTAACTCGCTTGTGCTTCCGGCGTGGGGCGAAGGGAACAAAGAGCCTCAATACATTTACAACAACGGTGTCCTTGTGCCAAACCCCATCGCCGGGGACTTGCGCGACGGCGGAATCGGCATTGAGTTTACCCCGTGGAAACTAGACCCGGCGACCAAACATATGTATTGCCGCGTGGAAAACCGCTTCGGCGGTTACTCGCGCATCCGGGCCATGTCGATTCCGTATGCGAAGATGGTGGAGGCCAAGATCAAGGGTCCGGCTCCGAGCGGCGTGTATCTTGAGGAGGCCACCGACACCGACGGCAAGGAATACTACACCTATCCTTCGCTTCAGCTTTACCGCCGCCGCGACATTGACGGCCCGCAACAATACCTATTGTCGTGCAACCCCAAGAAGCCGTCGTGGGTCTTTGATTGGCTGTGGAAGGACTGCAAGGTGTCCTCCGGTGGCCGCGTGTGGGAAAATGACCGCGTTGAACCCGGAATCCGGCGCGACAAGGCGATTGCAGTTTACTTCGTCCCTTACGAGGAAAACAAGCACAACGTTTCGCAGAAGAACCGCGAGATACTAGAAGCCAGCCTGCGCAGTGATGTCACGCTGAAGCAGCGCCTTATCGACGGCCTCTGGGTGGAGCAGCCGTCGGGCGAGGCGCTGTTCAAGAATGAGTTTTCCGACGCGAAGCATGTCTTTGGTTCACGGGAAAAACAGCGCGGGCTTTCTCCGGTGCGCGGCCACCCCATTATCATCGGCTACGATACCGGCCAAGTCCACACCGGCATCGCCCTGATGCAGTGCCTAGAGACGGAGGCGGGGCCGTTCTGGATTGTGTTTGATGAGCTGTGCTACTATGATCAGCGCATCAACTACCGCCGCCTCACGCGCGGACTGCTCGAAAAGATGGCCTACTGGAACAGGCGCATGGAATACACGTTTGAGTTCCGGCATATCTCCGACTCTCAGGCGACGAACCAATGGTCGCCCAACAAGGGATCGACGACGGCGCGCGACTTGGCTGATTTCTCGCGCGAGTTTATCGAGGCGGACCCCAAGCGTTACGAGGGGCTGCAACCGATCCGCGTGGTGGACTGCCCCAAGCCGCCCGGATCGATTGAGGCGCGCGTGGAAGAGACGATGAACCTACTCCACGACCGCCAGCTTGCGGTGTCGGCGATGTGCCCGTGGGTGCGCGGGATGTTCCTGCATCTCGTGCGCGACAAAGAGAGCCCCATGAGTCCGGCGCGGGGCAAATACATCCACACCTTCGACGGCGTTTCCTACCCTATCTACTACCGGCGTTATGTCCAGACGAAGGGCTTTATGGAGTCGTCGAAGATTGGGAGCGCGGTGAGCGTGACAGGGAACTAACCATCTTAAGCGCCTCTTTTGGCGCAAGAATAAGCGCGCCATTTACGCAATCTGCAATTGCTTTGTAGTCGTTGGCTGCGAATAGTCGATCCATAAAGTCATCATGGTTCACCCATATTCCGTCCACGAGTAATTCGGCTAATTTACCGCGAACACGCACCTCGTAGTTTGAGTTGCCTAGTCGGATAAAATTGCGGTGTTGTGTTTCGCCACTCATTCCACCACCTCCCACTCAAGCGCATCCTTTAAGTCTTCCACGAAGAGCGGGAAGATTTGACCGCTCTTCAGGTCTTTCTTTCCCCACACGCCCTTTCCCCACTGCGAACTCCAATAGTATTTCTTACCGTCGTTCGGGTAGATGAACCGGATTCCGCCAAGCGATATGCCCTTCGGCAGCTCTTTGATTTTCATGGGACGTGCGCCCAATTGCGGCGAGAGACGATTGAAAATATAGCCGGAACGGTAACACCGAAGTCGAAGGCGAGAACCTTGTAGGGCTCTCGGTTTTCGGCGCGGCGGCGGCGAATCTCAGATACCGACTCCGGTGTGAGCTTCGCGTGATAGTGGTTAGTTCCCCTTGGGTGTTTCGTCATTTTGTTTTTCGGTTTGTGTTTCGGTGGCATCGTCCTTACGGTGCCGGGAAAGAATACACGCCGCCTTGCAGAGCGCGACCTCGGGCGTTGCGGCCACCACGCGGATGCGCCTCTGCCCGCGCGACACGATGGGGCGGGTGTCCTCGGCGAAGTAGGGCCGCTCCTTGGTGAAGGACGGATCGTTGTCGGCCATGCGCCCGACTGAAAGCGGCAGGCTGGCGTCGGTGATGGTGCGCAGAAGGTTGGTGTTGGCGCTATATTTGAGCGGCGCGCCTTCGGTCAGCCCAAAGACAAACTCGTGGACGGCGGCATCAAGCTCTTTGCCTGCGGATAATTTCAGGATGGATTCTACGGTGGTCATGGTGGGATTGAGGTTAAAACTATTGTTTCTCGGCGTGAAGACACTGGGCGTTCGACCTTCCGAAAAGCATCAGGGCTTTTTCGACTGTCTCGCCGCGCTTCACTAGCGGGCGAAACCATTCATCCATGTCGCGGCGACTTGCGAAACCCTCGGTCTCGTGCTGCGGCGTTTCGTTGTTCGCGTCAGGTGTCATCGTGAGTTTGGTTTCTCCGGCGTAGCCTCGCTCCCAGCGCGTGGCTGACCGCCGACGTTACGTAGAAAGGTAGCTTCGGTCGCCGAGGACATGGAGACTTTCTGAGCCGTCATACTCTTTGATCTCGAACCGAGCACCCGCGTCCACCCACGCAACCTTCAGATCGTCAGCTCCCAGCGTGCATACGTATTCGCAAGGTTTCCCTGTCGCCTCACGGATCAGGCGTTCGGCGGTCTTCGCCGCCCCCCCGCGGTCATCGGACATCACGCGCTCCACGATTTCGCGGTGCATTGTCAGCACGCCTTTCCATGCGTCGTTGTTCCATGACGACCACCCGGCTCCGTATCCGGGCGAGTAGAGCACTGCGGTGCGTCCATCCTTATTCAGTCGCGGAAAAGAGCCTAATAAATCGCTGGTGACAACTAGCGCATCTGTAAGGCCCGCGTTTGATTCTTGGTTTTCGTTCATTTTATTGGGTGCTAAGAGTGGTTGGTAATCGGCGCTCGCGTCACACCTTGGTGTTGGGCGCTTTGCCGTCCTTCGACACAAACACCGCCCCGCAACGTGCGTTGACATTGGTATTATGTTTCACCCGTGGATTCATCCCCTTATTCCCCTTGCGCGTCAACACTAAACTGTTTTCACGGATGCATCATGGTTTCACTCGGTTTCACAAGGAAGCAGCTTTACGGAAGTTCCGAATCAAAGCCCACGACAGAAAAATCTCGCGACAGCGAGAAGGTTTACCCCGAGATTGTCGTGGACGGCAAGCTCGCCGAGGCGATGGGTGCGCCCGACTTGGACGAGGGCGATGTCGTCGAGGTGCCCGTGGTGCTGCGCGTGAAGCGCCATTCTGAAACCACCACCAACGGTGAAACCACCTATGGCATGACGCTCTGCATCGAAAAGATGGGGGATATGGTGGAGAGCGACGATGGTGACGAGGCCGATGAACCGGCCAAGGATGACTCGGGGGATTACGAGACAAGCGACGACGGCGTTTCCAACCTCCGCATCGTCTTGGGCGCAGACTGAGCGCATGGCAAGAAAGATAGAGCGCGACCCGGACGACATCGCCCCGACGCCACACCCCCATGCTTTTCTCATCAGCCTCCACTACCGCCGCCTCGGCGCTGACCGCTACGACGGTCAACGGTTTCACCGACTGTGCGCTGCGTGGGGCGAAACCCCTGTCGAGATGGCCGCTCGAATTGGACTGGACGCCGCCGCCCTTAGTCGTCGGCTGGCCAAAGGACAGTTCAACTCACCCGGATCAAACGCAGAATCCATCCTTCTCCATCAACTTGAGCGGTTTATTTTTTGGCAAAGGAACGGGGCTGAACCCCCAACCGAACTCTTCCCGCCGCAAAAAGTCCAATGATTGATCCCAAAGTAGTCGAGTCGCGCGGGCTAAATGAGAAGCGGCTGAAGGCCATCTTCACGGCCAAGCCGCCAGAGGGCAGCTCCCGCAAGCCGTTTAAGAGCCGTTTCGCCCGCAAGGATGGGTTGGGCGCGGAGGCTGGGGGCGACACCATCTCCGAAGTTTACCAGCTCCCCGAGAAGCCGGGCGACTACGACCTCCGCCAGCTCTTTGAACAGCGCATCCGCAACCGGCTCAACGAGGGGATGCAGCGCAACTTAGAGTCCTTCAACAAGTATGCCGCCGTCGATCTCGCGCTCGACACCCCGATTGTTTCGGGCGCGCAGCTCCCCCTGATGATGCTGGCACAGGGCTACATCGACGTTGAACGGTGCTCCTCCCTTGTCGGCAGCCTCTCGGAAGAGTGGCGCGAGCGCATCTTCGAGAAAGACCCGTCCAATAGCAAGGTGCTGAAGGTAAACATCCCGCGCTTCTGGGAGATCAGCCATAACCTCGTCAAGTCCCTCACCACCCGCCGCACCGCCGCCATCGCCACCCCGATTGCGCAGCGCGTGCCGCTGATGAAGTATGACTCCCGCGCCACCTCCCTCACCGGGCGGCTGAAGGGAGATTTGATGACGCAGTATGCCGAGATTATGTCGGATGGCTTTGGCTACCGGCATGACATCGTGCAGACGGTGCGCGACGTTTCCACCTACACGCATCAGGTGGAGTTCGTGCGCAGCAAGTGGAGCCGCGACAGCCAGCTTCTTTCGGTGCCAAAACCCAAGGACGCCACCACGGGCGTCGGCGACACCTCGCTCGACTACGAGACCAAGGAGGTCATCACCCGCGAGGGGCTTGAGTTCGTCGCCCCGCATCCTTCTCGCGTCTATTGGGACCGCGCCTATCCCATCGCCAAGATCAATTCCGACAACGGGCCGGTTTACCTCGGCTATTGGGACATGATCCGCGTGGGCGATCTACGGATTAACAAAGACCTTTGGAACACGGACGAGATCGAGTTCGACGCCGCCATCTTCGACTTCCTCGCGGGGCAGGGCAGCTACTTTGAACTCTACTACCGCGACCGCATTGCCATCCCGAAAAACAGCGGCGGCGGAGGCATCTCGCTGAACAACGACCGGCTCACCAATACCACCTACTACGCGCAGGGCAGCGATGACGTGACGACGACCATCGCCTATCATTTCGAGAAGATCAACCCCAAGACCTTTGGCCTCGCCGACTACGATCACGATGTCTGGCTCCGCCTCACGGTCGCGGGCAACACCACCGTAGTCCACGCCGAAGTCCTCGCCTGCTCCCCAGCGTGCGTCTATCACTACGACGAAAACGACAGCCGCGATTTCTCGCCGTCGTTCGCCATGATGGTGATGCCGTATCAGGATCAAATCAGCAACCTTCTCTCGCAACTGCTTGAGACGCAGTTCCAAGGGCTGATGAAGCTCTACACCCTCAACGTCGATGGCATGAAGCCGGAGGACGTGAAGGCGGTGGAGGATTCCATCGGCAACAAGAACTACTACGCGGCGAAGAACGTCATCATCAAGTATTCCGCCGAGAAGATGAAAGACCTCGGCATCGATCCGCGCTCGCTTTACGCGGACCGGCTCAAGGCCATCGAGGTTTCCACCTCTGAGAAGACCGGCGAGCTTATCCGCTCCATTGTGCAAGTGCTATCGCTCGCCGAGCGGCTGCTCTTCTTCTCCCCGCAAGAGCTGGGGCAGGTGGCCCCGCGCGAAATCAGCGCGACCGAGGCCAACATCGTCAACAACACCACGCTTGGCATCCGCGACTACCACGGCCTTGGCATCGAGGAAGGGCTCGACGCCAAGAAGCGCATGATTTACGAGTCGGCCATCGCGTTTGGTTCCGATGAGATTGAGCTGCCCGTGCTCGACACCTACTCGCCCGAGACCATTCAGGCGGCGGGCTTTGAAATTACCGGCGTGGATCAAGAAGGCGACCCCGAGGTGGCCAAGCGGGGCAAGTTCACCGTGAGCGGAGACATCCGCAACCTCGTCCATAACTACATCTACTCGTCGCGCGATGGCACCGAACGCGAGCCCGCCAGCGCCGTCGCCAACTCCGCCGTGCAACTGCTCGACGTGGTGGCCAAATACCCGGCCTTCGCGCAGTCCCTTACGCTGGAAGACGGCACCAACCTGCTCAACACCGTGGGTCGCGCCCTCGGCATGGCCGTCAAGTTCCGCCTGCCGGAAGGCGTCGATCCCAAAGCCCCGATGGCTCCCGGTGCGGGCGAAGAAATGCAGAACGCCGTGCAACAGCTCTCGCAGGCCGTCCAGCAAATCGCGCAGCAGCAGCAGCAGAACAGCGCCGATGTGCAGGCCATCGCCAAGGCCGTCGGCGACCTCGCCGGGGCCATCCAGCAGACGCGCCCCACCGCCCGTGGCACCGTCTCCCCCTCCATTCCGCAGGGCGCACCACCCCTCGGCCCGCAGCAATACCCACAGGACGTGGCCCTTAGCCCACCGATGCAGTAAAGACACGCCAGTTTCCTATGCCCACCGATACCACGACCGAAACCAAAACCACCGCTCAGACCACCACGCCCGCCCAAGCCCCCGCCGAAACACCCAAGACACCTGTGCTTAATATGCTCAAGGTGCTCGGGTATGCCGCCGATGCCGTCGAAGACCCCGCCGCGCTGGAACCCGAAGAACCAGCCGCTCCCGAAGCCGACGCCACGACGGCACCGGCTGAAGACGCTGCGCCTGCGGGAAGTGCCGAAGCCGCCGCGCCCGTAGCCAAGGCGGAGACGCCGCGCGCCAAGAAGATTCCCAAGCCGAGCGCGCTAGATGCGCTGCCGGAGCGCAAGGAAGCCGCCGAGACCCCGCCCCCCATCACCCCCGAGGTGATTGAGAACGCCGTGGATCGCGCGCTGCAAAAGACCGCGCAGGCCACCGCCCCCTCCGGCCCCGACGACTCCACGCTGCCGCCTGAAGACCGCAAGGCGATTGAGCTGGCGGAGTATGCCGCCAAGATTGACCCCAAGTATGCCGAGCTTCCCCAGAAGCAACGCGCCTTCCTCGCCACCCGTAACAACCATATCACGGAATGGCTGAAGGAGAATCAGGTTGCGCCCGGCTCCGAAGAGTTCGGCGAGTATCTTAACTCGGCGGAGTATCGCAGCTTTGTCCGCTCCGCCAGCCCGCAGATCACCCCGCTTGAGCGCGAGGCCATCCGCGAGCGCATGATTGAGGACCGCACTGTGGCCAAGATGCGCCACGAAACCGCCGCCACGCAGGCCGAGTTTGAGCGCAAGCTCCTGCGCGTCGAGCTTTCCCCGGCGATTAAGCAGGCGGCAGACGAGGTTGCGGCCAACGTCATCGACATCGAGGACGATGCCGTGAAGGCGTTTAAGGACAATCCGCAGGCCGCTTACGAATCCAACCCCGCCGAGACGCCGATCATCAATGTCTTCGCGGAGAAAGCCCGCAAGCTCACCGCCGAGTATCTTGAGATCGACCGGGGTATCACCATGCCGGACGGCACCAACCCCGTCCACGTCGAACTCGACAAGTTCATCGAAGGGCAGGGCCGATTGGTGGACGAATTGGAAAAACCCATCATGCGCAATGGGAAACAGGTCGTGAGCCCGGCCAAATACCGCGAACTGCGCAACCGGCGCGACCCGTTGATCGCAAAATACGAGCCCCTGAACAGCCGCGACATCGTGGTTTTGATCCAGCAAGCGCATAAATCTGGCATCGAAAGTGAGTTAAAGCGGGTGCGCGACACCCTCGCCAAGAGCGGCTATGCCCGCGCGCCCAAACCGTCTAGCCTAAGCGCCTCCGATTCCGCCTCCGCTGCCGCCGCGACCAAGCCCGCCCCCAAAGAGCCGGTGCATAGCCCCAAGTCCATCGCCACCCGTGCGCCCGGCCCCTCTGGCAAGCCCGCCGCCAAGCCCCCCACCACCATGATGAAGGCGCTCGGCTACGCCTGACCCCAAACGCTCCCGCCCATAGCGCACCACCCCACCGCCTCGCGTCCATCCGGTCGCGGGGCGGTTTTGTTTAACCCCGGCGACACAAGCGGCATTCCTCTCGCCTGCAATGCTATGCAAAATCACCCCGATCCCCCAACTTGGGCGTCGATATGAGTTACTTCAACCAATGCCTGCCGCGCGTGCTTAATGTCCGCGACGGCTCCGGGTGCTCGATTACTCGTGCGACCCTTACTGCCATGACGCCCGATGAGTTCGCGGCGCTTGGCGATCAAGAAGACCTTCAGCGGGTTTACGCCAATGCTGCCGAAGCCGGTATGCGCGGTGTGAATCAACGCTTTATCGACAAGGTGCTGATGGGGCGACTGAAAGATTACAGCGGCAAGGTGAGCCAGATTAACGTCGGCGGCTCCCGCTCCATCATCCAGCCTTTCATCACGATGCGACAGAAGACGGTGGTTAATTCCGCCTACTTCGTCATCACCGCAGGCTCCGATAACAACGGCTACCGTTGGAACGTCACCGTTCACAACAACGCCCTGTTCTCGCAGCAGAACGTGCCGCGCATCGACCGCTATTTCGTGGCGGGCAACTCCGTTGTCATTCAGTTCGTGGCCTCCTCGGGTGCGTCTTACAGCACCTACATGAAGGTCATCAGCGCGACTGATACCACGGTTGGCGACACCCCCTCGGCGACCGTTGTGCTTGAGCCCAACGTCTCTTCCACCACGTTCGCTGGCTACACCAGCGGCCAGAAGGCGGCGTTCCGCCCCACGGGCGGTCTTGTCCTCGCGGGCACCAACAGCGTCTCGGATTTCGAGTCGTGGTGCTCCGTCGGCGCGGTCGATAATCCGAACAACCTGATCCACTTCTGGTATCAGACCGCCCGCAAGGCGCACGTTGTCTCGGCGGAATACCTCAAGGCGATCAACGCCCCCAACGCCAACGAGTTCTTCAAGGTCTTCTCGACCCTCCCCTACGCGGCGCAGATTCGCCAGCAGGACATCCGCTTCAACCGCGAGTGGTGGACCACGGTGTTCTGGGGCCAGCCGATCAACGAGTATCAGGATGTCAACAACTGGCA